TATAGACGCTGGGAAAATGAAGGATTAGCATGAAGTTAATAGCAGAGTATACAAATGAAGGATTAGGTTACTCTATTACCGAAGGAAAGAACGGTAAGAAAGAAACGTACATCGAAGGAATTTTTATGCAAGCGGAAGGCAAGAATAGAAACGGTCGTGTTTACACACGTGAAGTTCTTACTGCTGCCGTGGATAGATACAACAATGAACAAGTAATGACCGGTAGAGCCGTTGGTGAATTAAATCACCCAGAAGGCCCTTCGATCAACTTAGATAAAGTTAGTCACAGAATTACCGAACTTAAATGGGACGGTAATAATGTGATTGGGAAGGCACTCATTTTAGATACTCCTATGGGCCAGATCGTAAAAGGTTTGGTTGAAGGTGGTGTTCAACTTGGTGTTTCAAGTCGTGGTATGGGAAGCCTTGAAAAAAGAGCCGGCGTTAACTATGTGAAAGATGATTTTATGCTTTCAACTGTAGATATTGTCCAAGATCCATCTGCACCAAATGCTTTCGTAAATGGAATCATGGAAGGTGTTGATTGGACTATGGATAAGCCGGGTCATTTTGTTAAGGTAATTGAAGAAGGTGAGACTGAAATGATGGAACCTATAACTGAAGAAGTGGATAATACCGATTCTGAAATTAGCGGATTTGAACATTTCCTCTCTAAACTGTAACTCTAACAGGAGTAAATAATATGTCAGAAGAAATTAAAGACATCGCTGAAGAGGTTATTGTTGAGGAAACTAATACAGAAGTAGAAGCTCCCTTAACAGAAGCTCGTACGATCTCTGCAATTAATGCATCTTTACAAGAAATGAATAAAGATGAATTGGATGCAATCTTCGAAGCTGCTGAAAAAGCTAAAGCGAAAGCTAAAGTTGAATCAGAAGATGACGAAGAAGATGATGAAGGTGATGAAGAAGAAGGCGAAGTAGAGAACGAAAAGAAAGAAGCTAAATCTAAGAAAGAGTCTAAGAAAGACAAATTCAAAGAAGACGTTGATGCATTAGTTAAAGGCGAAGAGTCTTTATCTGAAGGCTTCAAAGAAAAGGCTGCTACTATTTTCGAAGCTGCTTTACATACAAAAGTTGCAACTAAAACTGTTGAATTAGAAGAGCGTTATGCATCTGATTTGTCAGAAGAAGTTAATGCTATTAAAGAAGATTTAGTAGACAAGGTAGATGGTTACCTTAACTACGTAGTTGAGAACTGGGTTAAAGAGAATGAAGTTGCTATTGAGCATGGTCTTAAATCTGAAATCACTGAATCATTCATCAATGCTATGCACGGTGTGTTTACTGAGCATTACATCAATGTACCAGAAGATAAAGTTGAAATAGTTGACGCTTTAACTGAAGAAGTAACTGATGCTAAGGATCAATTGAATGCAAGTCAAGAAGCTAACATGGAATTATCAGAGAAAGTTAAAGCTTTCGAACGTAATGAAATTGTTACTGAAGCATGTGAAGGTCTTGCTGCTACAGAAGCTGCTAAACTTAAAGAATTAACTGAAGCAGTAACTGCTGAAGATAATGCTGAGTTTGCATCTAAAGTTGCAACAATTAAAGAGTCTTACCTTAACAAAGACGACACGGAAGTAAAAGCTGAGAATGATATCGATGCAATTACCGAAAACACTAAAGAAGAAACACAAGTTACTGGCGCTATGGCTTCATACCTTGATGCAATTCAACACGCAAAACAATTCTAATATAGGAGAATATAAATGGAATTAAATACACAAAACTTACAAGAGAAGTGGGCACCAGTTTTAGAAGCTACTGATGCTGGAACAATTACAGACGCGCACAAACGTGCTGTAACTGCGGTAATTCTTGAAAACCAAGAAAAAGCACTTAACGAAACTCGCATGGCTGCTGGCGGTACTGATGCAACTGGTGGAATCGATAACTGGGATCCAGTAATGATCTCATTAGTTAGACGTGCTACGCCTAACTTACTAGCATTTGATATTGCTGGTGTTCAACCAATGACTGGTCCTACTGGATTAATCTTTGCTATGAAGGCTAACTACTCAGACGGTACTTCTGGAGCAGACGGTATTTCAGGTACTGCTGATGACGTTGCACCAACTGAAGCATTGTTCGGTGAAGCTGATGATTCATTCTCAGGTACTGGTTCTGCTGGCACTGGTTCTGGTATGGCTACTGCTGATGCTGAAAGCGATGCTAACTGGAACGAAATGGGTTTCTCTATTGAGAAGTCTATGGTTGAAGCTAAGTCTCGTCAATTACGTGCTCAATACACAATGGAATTAGCTCAAGACCTTAAAGCTGTACACGGTCTTAATGCTGAAACTGAATTGGCTAACATCCTTTCATCTGAAATTCTTGGTGAAATCAACCGTGAAATGATTCATACTATCAACACTCAAGCTGTTGCAGGTACTGCATTTGACGCTACTCCAGTTTCAGGTTCTTCTAAAGGACGTTGGGAAGTTGAAGTATATAAAGCTCTTATCACTAAGATGGAAATCGAAGCTTCAGAAATTGCTAAAGCAACTCGACGTGGTAAAGGTAACTTTGCTATCATCTCTTCTGGCGTAGCAGCTGCATTAAATGCAACTGGTTCAGTTCAGTATGGTAACACTGCTAGTACTGCTCTTGCAGACGTAACTGGTAACTTGTTCCTTGGTACTTTAAACGGTGGCATGAAACTTTATGTAGACCCATTCAATGCTGGTGACTATGTAACAGTTGGTTATAAAGGTGCTAACTCTTATGATGCAGGTATCTTCTACTGTCCGTACGTTCCGTTATCAATGATGAAGACAATTGGCGATAATGACTTCCAACCTAAGATTGGTTTCAAAACTCGTTATGGTATGACTAACAACCCGTTCACTTCAAGTGCTGCTGGTGCAAACGTTTACTACCGTCGTTTCAACGTTACTAACCTGTAAATTATAGGTTAGTTTCTTAGGAAACAATAAGAAGGACTCGAAAGAGTCCTTTTTTTTCGTATAAATATAATTATGCCAAATTATTTAAACCCCACCTCATTCGTTTTACAGCTAGATAGTGTAACATACCCTACAGCTGAGTTTACAATTCAAACTATGGTTCTCCCCGACGTATCAGTCGCAGGAGCTCCTTTCGCAACACCTTCACGTAATATTACTATTGCCTCTGATAAAATAGAGTACGGAGATTTTGAGTGTACTTTCCTTGTTGACGAAGACTTAATCAATTATCAAGAAATATATGATTGGTTATATAATCAAGTTGATAACCCGCACTCATCATCTAATGTAAGAGATTTAACTCTTAACATTATGAATAGTGCTAATAATCTTACTAAACAAATTAGATTCATTGATGCAAAGCCAGTGAATCTATCATCTTTACCATTCGATATTACTACTGTGGATGTAGAATATCTCACCGCCGCAGTATCATTTAATTACTCATATTTCGAAATAGTATAACATGTCATGTCACTCTAAGTGGTGTTTATGGATAACAGCTATGTCTCAACTAGTAGTGGCTTCTGTTATTGTATATGCAGGTCTTGTAGTTGGTTCTCACATGGAATCTTGGACCAAATCATTTAAACAAGGCTCTGACGATTTACATTCAATTAGAATTAATATGAATGCAATGACTTATTCAATGGAGTCTATCAATACAGATATGACAACGATGAATAATACAACTCTAGCAATGGAGAAACATATCCACGAGTTAAATGATAACATCACGGTGATCAACAAACAAATGTATTTAATGAATGGATCGGTTGGCAACATAGCCAACAAATTCTCACCGAGAGGTATGGCAAGAAGTTTTATGCCTTTTTAAGTGATATAAATAAAACTATATTATGAAGGTTATATTATGGACATACAAGAAATACTTGACATGTGGGAGGTTGATGGAGTCATCGACCAGTTTAAATTAGACGACACAACAATCAAAAACGCTACATTGCACTCAAAATACTTGAGTCTTATTACCGTAGCCAAACTCAAAAAGAAAACAATACAGCAATCATATGATAACCTACTTAAAGATAAGTGGTTGTATTATAATAGTAAGCTATCACAGGCTCAAATAGATGCGTTTGGTTGGGAGTATGATCCTTTCAATGGTCTTAATAAACCTCTTAAGGGAGATATGAATTACTACTATAACTCAGATAAAGATATCCAAGAAGCTCAGTTGAAATTAGAATACCAAGCAGTTATGGTNGAGACCCTTAAAGAGATATTAGATACTATTAGATGGAGACATAATCAAATAGGTAATATCATTAAGTGGAGAAGCTTCGAAGCAGGCGTGTGATGGATATAAAGTTAGAAAAGATTGACGAAGCATATTTAAGAGTTATCTCTGATGATAGAGGTATTATGATGGAGCTGTCTGAGTTCTTTACATTCTTTGTTCCCGGTTACAAACATATGCCGGCATTTAAGAATAAGATGTGGGACGGCAAGTTACGCTTACTTGATTTAAGAACTAATAAGATATACAGCGGACTACAAAAGTATATAGAACAATTCTGTATTGAACGTAACTATTCAATTGAAGTACCGTACCAAGAACCGTTTGATGATAATATAGATTGGGTGGATCTATTACCGCTAGGCAATATTAAACCTAGAGATTACCAGAAAGATGCAGTCAAATATGGATTGAGTAATCGTAAAGGACTGTTGGTAAGTCCTACAGCTTCAGGCAAATCTTTAATCATATACCTGTTAATTCGATACTTCATGGAATATAATAAGAGTAAGAAGATATTGCTTATTGTACCTACAACATCACTNGTTAAACAAATGTATGGTGACTTTGCTGATTATTCCAAGGATGACGAAACGTTTAATCCTAATGTATGCCACCAAATCATGGCTGGTATTGACAAGAATGCAGATACACAAATCTATATCTCTACATGGCAAAGCATATACAAGATGCCTAAGGAATACTTCCAACAATTTGGTATGGTGATAGGAGATGAAGCACATAACTTTAAAGCTAAATCACTAACATCTATTCTTACGAAGTGTTCTAATGCTGAGTATAGATTCGGTTTAACCGGTACACTTGATGGTACACAAACGCATAAGCTAGTATTAGAAGGTTTGTTCGGGCCTGTATATAATGTTACAAGTACCAAAGCATTGATTGATGACAATCACTTATCAGATTTAGATATTGAAGTGGTGCTCCTGAAGCATCCTGAGGAAATGTGTAAGGTAATATCCAAGTTAAAATATCCTGATGAAATCTCGCACATTGTCTCTTATGATCCTCGCAATAAATTTATTAAGAATCTAGCATTAGATCAGAAGGGTAATACATTAGTTCTATTTCAATTTGTAGAGAAGCATGGCATACCATTACATAAGATGATTGCTGATGCAGCACATAAAGATAGAAGAATATTCTTTGTAGCAGGCATGACAGACGCAGACACACGTGAGGATATAAGAGCTATTACAGAAACTCAGAATGATGCTATTATCGTAGCAAGTTTAGGCACATTCTCCACAGGTATTAACATTAAGAATCTCCATAACATTATCTTTGCATCTCCAAGTAAGTCTCAGATCAAAGTATTACAGAGTATTGGACGTGTTCTTCGTAAATCTGCTACAGGCCAACCAGCAAAAGTATATGATATTGCTGATGATCTCCATTGGAAAAGCCGTAAAAATTATACTCTTAACCATAGTGCTGAACGGATTAAGATATATGCTAAACAGAAATTTAGATTTAAAATACACGAGGTGGAGCTATTATAAATACATATATG